CACTAGAACAATTTCTAGCGTATTATCACGGCCGGCGCCTGTCGTTATACCGCAAAGCTGCTGAGGTAGTACGTTGCAACGCTTTCCGAGACGTGTGGGCAGTTTGTCTCTCTTTTGATAAGTGGGAGAAACTGCTAAGGAAGGAGACGCGTGTAGTCCCACGTGTAATCCATCCACGGAAACCAATGTATAATGTCGTGTTAGGACAATACATTAGGCACCTCGAGCATCACTACTATCATGCCATACAGCTGGCCTACAGCTCAGGTGGTTACCCAACACCTGTAGTTATGAAGGGCTTCAACTGTTATCAACAAGGTGCGGCATTCGCTGCGGCCTGGCAAGATTTGGGTGGTGATGGCGCTGTAGTTGCCATAGGCGGGGACGCCAAAAGGTATGATCAGCATATTACTGAACCCCTGTTAAGTTTTGAACATAAGATTTACAGGGCAGCATACCCAGGTGATACACTCCTTAAACATGTACTAAAGCAGCAATTGAGTCTAAAGCTGTTTGCTCTACTAAGGAATCACGTCTCCGCTATGCGAGTGACCCCATAAGGTGCAGTGGCGATATGAACACTGCACTGGGTAACTGTCTACTCATGTGTGGCTTTTGGTATGCCTTCTTTGAAAAATCTGGGATACCTCTGTGCGATGTTCGTCTTTTCGACAATGGAGATGACAGTTTGGTGATGGTTAAGCGTGAGTGGTTGAGTAGAATAGTCAACGATGTACCAGACTTCTTTATGGAAATTTTTGGTATAGAGTTTGCATTGGAATCACCAGTTGAGGTTTTGGAGGAAGTCGAATTCTGCCAGACGCATCCTGTGTATGATGGGAAGCGATGGCGGATGGTGCGTAACTTCCCTGCCTCATTATCTAAAGATTCCACTGTGACACACCGTGTGGCTCATACATCGCTACCAGCGTACCTACACACCCTTGGGGAGTGCGGTCTAGCACTCACATCTGGCATACCTGTTTTGCAGGAATACTACAGTTGCATGATGAGAGCCTGTGGATATGGGCTCTCGTGGAATCCATTAGAGGGTAGTGGCATGGCCATGTTAGCACGTGGCCTACCAGCTACATATTCTAATGTTGATCCCTTGTGTCGG